TATTGACATGCCTAAAAACTTCTGTATAATGCAGATATGGGCAGAACCTGAAAAAGCGGCTCTGCCCATTTGTAACTATTCACAAATCTTATATCAGTTTTTAACGTTTACACAAAACTTGAAACGGTCTCGTAATTTTCATTAATACCATCAAATATTTTTCGTAGTTCTTCTCGATATTCTTCGTTTGACATATACGTATCTTCTTCTCTCACAATGTTTTCTTTAGAATTCATAAAAAATCTCCCTCTCCTGCTGTATATTTGCGATTTCATCGGTGACATAATCATTGTATAAAATAAAAAAAGTTTTTTCTCCCCTATTTCGAGCATTTTTTATTTTTTTAAAGAAAAAGCTATTAAGCTAAATAATTTTTCCGCTTTCTCCCCTGTTACTACATATGATCATTATATTATATTTTCCATTATTTGTCTTTACTTTTGTGAATTTGTCCACGGTTGTGGACAAGACTCTTTATTTAGGCGCATATTTATACTCCGAATCGAATAAATCCACGATTCCCATGTCCAATGCTGCAGCAAGTTTTTCAAGCTGAGAGAGTCTTGGTGAATATCTTTCATTTTCAATATTGTTGATTTCAGATTTACTAATTCCAGATAAATTTGCCAGTTCTCTAGTGGTAATATTTCGTTCACTTCGAATATTCCACAATTTCATTTTTGCCATACTACTACCTCCACCATTTGTGTATATGTAAGTAGTATGTATGAATTTGAAAAAAATAATATTAGACTTCCTGCTGACTTATTTCAATCATTTTCCACTCATGCATGGAATAATTGTATTGAAGCGTAAAGCCTTTCTCCATACCATATATAATAGCTGTACATTGGTACTTAATTCCAATAAGCCTTGTCAAATTTTCTCTTTTCAAAATTTTATCTATCGTGACAGATACTATACTGCCATCTATGTCCTTAAACCGGAACCGCATTGGTGTTATCTTTCCATCCGTATCAGTGCACGAAATCATCTGAACCGGGATGCTGGTTCTTAGAATACTATTCAATGTGTTTTGCTCCTTTTTTCTTTGGTGTCTTTATTATATATTCGAACATGTGTTTTGTAAATAGTAAATTTCTACTAAAAAAAGCCGACAAAGAGCATCATATAATAACACTCTCTACCGGCTCCATCATATTTCTATAAGGATTCCAATCCTGCTTTCCAAGAATTCTTTCCTACAATGCCATCCGGGGTCAGTCCATGATTCTTCTGCCAAGCAATTGTCTTACCTTCTGTTCCACTGCCAAATCTTCCGTCTGGATTTGCTCCAACAATAATCTGCCAAATCTTTACTGCATTACCTTTACTGCCCTTTTTAATTACTTTCATATTGTAATCCTCACTTTCTGCTTTTGATGTACTTGTTGACGGTGATACTGCAACTGTTTTATTGAACAATGCCTGCTCCGCTACTCTACGTCTTCTAAGACCTGCCAAAACTTTTCCATTTGCCTTGCAATACTGCAGCATGGATGTGGCAATCTGGGATGCAGTTCGTCCAGCGCACAATTTCTTAAGATTTCCCTGTCCAAGATTAAAAGCAAAGCTAACCAGTGCATCAAACTGATTCTGATTAAGGCTTTCTGTAATAGGAACATACGCTGCACTATTGACATATTTTTCAAACTTTTCACAGTCCTGTTTTAAGTACGCGTCTGCCTGTGCCTGTGTGATGGTCATACCTTTTTTTACTCCGGAAGTATGACCATAGCCAATCGTCCATACTCCGGCAGCACACTGATAGGCAGTAAGCCGACATCCCTCAAACTGCTTAATCAGATTCAATCCCGCCTGTCCAATTTTTCTATTTGCCATCTTTATTACCGCCTTTCTCTAACAACTGCTTAAATAACTGATGCAGTCCTGTGCTTGCCAATCCACTAAATAAGCCACTTAACAATATCGGTGCTGTAACGGTCCATCCGTTAAGCCAGATTGCCAAAATAACGCCAAGAGCAGCGCAAATGGTAGGGATATATTTATTATCTACATCATTAATCCACTTCTTTACGATATATCCTACGCACAAGCAAATTCCTACAATTACTGGCACCATAAAATCTGTTAAAAATCCTAAATCTGTCATATTTAAATCCTCCAAATCATAAATTTTGTGCAATTAAAAAAATCAACCCAGACGCCAAAGCTCCGGCAACTGTGCTGATTATTGCTGTTACTGCTGTGTTCTTATATTTCTTTATATCCTCTGTAGGTGCACGCTCCATTTCATCCACCCGGCTATCTATACGGTCCACCTTTTCATCCAAGGCACACACATTTTCATTCGTATGTTTTACTTCTTCCACGAGCTGCACCATTGTCTTTGACATTGTATGTATTTCTTCAACAATAGGTTCCAGTTTGTCTATACGATGCGTATTTGACTTGGCTCGTTGCTCAACTTCTGTTATTCTGTGTTCAATTTCGATTGCATCCATGTCCATATCTCACACCCCATTTAATTGAATTCTTTACGCAATTCCTCTTTATCCTCATCTGATAATTTCGGGTAGCTTTCAAGAATGCTGTCTAAATTTTCCCCCTCTGCAATTCTTCTTTTAATCACACGAACCATAATGCTCTTTACTGGTCTACTCAGCATCTAAATCACCCCCAATTATTTCTGCGATTGCTTCATCCTGTTCAATCTGTGTCTTTTCCAATTCAGAAAGACGTTTATCTACAGATTGCATGATATGATATATGACAGTTACAAGTCCATTATCATCAACCAAAGCAGCGTTAAAGGTTAAATTACTGTATATACCGTAAGGTTTTAAGTCATCACCAGAAATGGATAACTCTGTAACGGTTTTAAACTTCTTTACTGCAACTGCAATTTCCATATCAGACAGTGAAAAGCTGATACTATCTCCCCCTGTTACTACAGATTCGGTTTTATAATTTTCTTTGCCGATAATTACATATTCTTTGCTCATTCTTTTTTCTCCTTTCTTTTAAATGTCTTTTACGAAAATCATATTGCAATATAAATCTTCAATTTCTTGTGCTGTGCCTGCTTCATTTTTATAAAATAGCTGCATTGTTCCATCTGTACTCGGTACATTGGAACAACGGATTGGAACAATAGCTCCATTACTACTTGTTCCGCCAATTCCTAAAACACACTTATAGCCTTTTATTGTTGGTATTGCAAAAAATAATGTAGCACCATGTCCTGCCGCTATTGTTGTCTTGCTATATATTTTAACAGGTTTAATTATTACATACTCACTCACCTTATTTGCAAGTGTTCCAGAAATAGAAGCATTTTTTTCTCTTGCATCAAGGGCATACTCCCCTGCTGTTGTAATAGCAGCACTATTACTTATTTTTAAATGCCCCGCTTTATCAGAAGATGCTTTTAACCCAACGTGGCTTATCAGATCAGATACAGCTTTTACAATTTTTCCAAAGAATACTTTTCTGGATTCCCCACTTTCAATTTCAACTAGATTTTTCTGTTCTGTAAAATCTGTTCTAAGAATCATTTTAGCATCTGAATCTACTCCAATATCGTCACTGGCTTTTACTACTCCTTCGGTGTCTTCTGTTGCTACTGGAACAGATGTGCCACCTCTTGCAAGCAATCTCCAATACTCACTGCCTTCTTCCGGTGCATTACCGGTTGTTGTCTTAAGTGCAGCATAGGCATTTCCGTTATATACAACAGTATCGAGATATTCATATGTAACCGCACTGCTGTAATCCCCTTTTGGAGTAAACGCTATCTTTCCTGCATCATTCATTTAAACTGCCACCTCCCATAATAAGTGTCCTGTTGTATTTTGAACTTCAAAATTGAACCGACCACCCTCATATTTGAGGTGCCCGGTTGTAAAATCAATCGTAAATTGTGGAACATTCTGTGATAAGGCTTCATTTATCTTATTCACCGCTTCGTCTCCTGCAGCTTCTGCCTGTTCTACATAGGATTGCGCTGTCTGGCTACTTGCCTGTGACTGCTCACTATAATATTTACTGTTATCAGTATCTTCACCGGTTCGTGTACCAGTCCCACCGACTGCATAGCTTTTAGATAATGTAGCATTATTTACCGCTATTGTTGCGGAAGAACTGGCAAGATTCGCATTTTGAATAATCTGTGGCAAATACTTATTTGTAATATCATTACTTATTTTCACAACCATATCTGTATTGGCTTGAGTAGTTGCCGCCAAGTTATCTATTCGATTAAGAATCTGATTGAACTCGGTAATGTATTCATTCCTGATGTCCTTGGTCGCATCACGAATCATGACCTTGAAGTCCTCATATGTTCCCATTCTTTTTACGACACCGGCTGCAAAGCACATCCATACGATCTGATTACTTGTATCACTGTCGATAGATACCGCCCATTCTCCCGGCAACATCTTTGTCGGGTCGAAATCTGCCTTTAACCCTTTTCGCATCTGAATTGCCATATTGAATCACCTCTATTCATCAATAACAATCTGACCATACTGCTCAAGTGTTGAAACTGCAGCAAGCACGTTTTCATCTGTGATAATTCGATTCATTTTAACATTGGAATTAATTACCTTGCCGGTATCACTGATTTCATCAAATGTAATGGCAATTCTTTTCATGTTCCCATCCGATGCTACTGCAAATCCTTTAATATTTTTCATGATACTTCCTCACTTTCCACATCATATAACAATGATGTTAAATAATTATAGGTTTCTGCTGCACTATCCTCGTTATCTGCATCATCAGGCAATACCGGGGACTCTTCCAAACGCATAGTGTCATACTCCCTTTGAATAGCCTTTAATTCCCATCCAAACTTCATATTTGGAGTTCCACTTACAACAAAATATGACGGTGTTCTTTCACTTACATGAATACTTCCATCACCGTATTTCTGCAAAAACACCTGATACTGCACATCTGTATCTATTGTTTCTGCAAATACATCGTCTATGTAAACATAGCATTTACCGGTTTCATCTATGGTTCCCTCTCCTATATCACCAAACATAGGAGATGGTGTTTCATAACAATATAGAAGCCGGTCTTTATAATTTTTTGTATTAACCGCTCTGGATTTTGTGCCTGATACTATCAAATTTGTTTTTATACTTGCATCTCCATCCACCATTAATGAATAGTTGTGCATTACCGGAGTATCTGACTTGCCAATATAAAGCGAATCAAATTGAGAACCGCTAGTAGTGATATTAATACATGTTCCGGTTCCGCTTGTCATTTTAATTAAATCTGCCGCTAAATTTACGCTTTCATATGTTTTTCCATTATATGTCCGTACCAAATTAAGTTTTGAGTCATATTGAATATCCGAACTTAAGGTAATATCTCCACCTGATATAGATGCAGATTTTGAAGTTAAATTTCCATTGGAATCTACACTAAATACTCCTCCACCAATGTTGAAATTCCCAGATTTAATTGTAACAGCCCCTTCTTTATCTACAACAAATACACCATTACCAACATTTATACTTACACCAGTTATTTCTCCGGCGTTTATCCAATCCGCATTAATCCCGATAGCATTCAGAACATTTACAACTGCATTACCAGACGAATCAATACCTGCATTCCATGTCTTACCGCCATCTGTGGATACCGCCAAAGCATCTGCTGTCATTTTCCAAATAGTCGAACTGGTTGCACGCTCCGGCTTATTGTGCATATAATAAACAGTGCTACCATCTTCTAATATTTCCTCGGATTTGAATACACCAAATGACTGTGTCATCAGATTGGTAAGCTGCTGCACTGCTAAATCGTAAGAAGATAACTGCTTTTTACTCTCATTTCTGGCTTTTACAACCGCCTTGGTGAACTGAGTAAATTGTGTTGTTTTATTTCGCGCCGGTGTTTCAGAATCACAGGATATATTTAGGCTGCCACCAAGAGTAAATGTCCGAGTGGATATAAATGCCTGATAAGTATTCTGCTTTCTATCAGTAACATAAGCCACATCCCCTGCTTCAACAGCAGGATTGCCAAGTGTTGATACTGTCAACGGTCTGAATCTCATTCCACCAATACGCTTGTATAAATACGTTGCTACTGTCTTAGCTGTTCCCTCTTGAATCAAATCATTGCCGGATATTTCAATTACATATCCTTCTTTACCGGCAAGATACGTTGCTTTCTTCTGCGTGTCTGTTTCATCGAATACTTCTGTTACCTTTACACCGGTAATTACTACATCATCTGTGCATACATCAAAAGATTTTGTTGAAAATATATGATGATATGTCTTCTGGTCGGTAAATGTACCTCCGTCAATGCTATCTCCACTGGAATAATCCTTGAAATTACCACCATCCGCATCATCCCCATCGGAATACGGCTTTGTTGTTGTCTGGAAAGTTCCACCATCCAACGCAGAGTTGATTTCAAATGCTGACATATTATACCAATCAAGTTTTAATCTTCCGTAGGCATCCATTTTCGCCCAACAACCGGATATTTGCACAGCCATGGCAACAATATCACCAAATGTCATTGCTTTATCATCCGGTCGATTCTTTACCGTATATTTTCCATTTGGAATATTTGCACTCAACATGGAAATTCCACAATTGCTGCACGCATCTGCCAATATAGCAGAAATAGTTGCCGGATAGCTTAATGTACTGTTAGAGTATGCTTTATCAAACTTACTCATATAATCAATGCAGGATAGTGTGATTGTTGAGCCATCATAGCCAGGCTCATCAACTATGTATGTTCCGACCCGGATTTTTTCAATGGTGTTTGATAGCTGTAACCCAACATAAGCAATTACTGTTGCATCAGCAAAATCATAATCACTGAAATCATCATAAATATTATTTAGCGTAACTTTCAGCTTTCCGGTGACTGCTGCACCAATAGTAAATTTATTCTGACTGGATGTAGCATCTTCAATCTTAAAGGTATTTTCCCATACCTTTTCCTTTGTAATATGCAATACTTTTCCACTAAGAAGCGTTATATCCAAAAAAGGCAGAAAGTTCCGGTTGTCATTATACATTTCCTGCTTAAATTCAGTTGATAAATCTAACATCGTACCCCTGCCTTTCTATCTCTCAATTATATTAAAACTGATTTGAGAATAAATTTTCTTATTAATCGTCCACATTTTCATAGGTGCAGTTCTATCACCTACATAAAATGTTCTAGTCTCATCTTTGCCACTCATTGCATCCGGATAAGTTACATCTACATATTCCGGATTAAATGCCTGTAATATAGCAGCCGTTTCCTCGCTCGTTGCATTATCCCAAGTTAGCGAAATCTTACGTTTCTGACCGACTCTATTCTTATGCATTATGGTATCCTGCGTTCTTCCGGAATCTGAATCTGATATATCCTGTAGTCCCCAGCTAAAAGATGTTGGCGTTTTAATAACCACACCATTTACCCATATCATTGCCATATATTGTCCACCTACCTACAATTCTTTTAGGTTTACGACTATTTCAAACAATAGCCGGTAAAATCTATATATGTGAAAAGCACTCACCAACTAAAGGTAAGTGCTTAATTTTTATGCTGCAATTAGTTTTCTTTCTGTATTGGTAATAAATGCTTTGATTTCATTATATCCCCAACCACAATCTACAAGACCACTTACAACCATTTCCACAGATTTAACTTTTGCAAGTTCCTCTGCCGAAAGCAAATCTCTTAAATTATTCTGCTTTCCAACTCCATAGTCATCCCTTAGCTGCTTCGCAGTTTTTCCTAAAACAGCTTTATAAATCAAGTCTGTATATGTTGAATATGCATGTCCATGCATTCTATCATTTTCCCCTGACTGCTGAATTGCCTTTGTCAAAGCCTGTCTAACTGCAATTCCTTTTTCACGCTCTTTAATTTTTCCAATCAATGCCTTTTCCATTGCATTAAACTGTTTTATATAGGCTTCCTTAAACTTCATAGCCTTTTCGCCGGTATAACCCATTACTAAAAGTGTAAATCCATCTCTTGTTATATAATACAATGGTTGCTTTTTCTTCTGTGAATTGATGTAATAGGACTCGGCAAAATTGCCGACTCTAAATTCATCACTACAATCAAGGTCTCTTATATCCCTTAGTACCCTCGCATGTTCTTTTCCAAATGTTTCAGCAACATCCAGACTTGTTACTACTGTTACTTCTTCATTCTTCACTTTCATAATTTCTACTAACATACACCATTCCTCCTTGATGATTTTATGTAAACAAAAAGCCGCCCTATGTTTGATGTTACCTGCTACGGACTTAATCAAACTAGGACGGCATATAACCGTACTTTTCTGGTTTTGCACTTTATTTCCAGACCTCACTAATTCAAGCTACTATTTATTTTTTTATTATAATAATTTGTTTTATTGAAAATGTCAATACAAAAGGCACCCGTTAGGATGCCTCTTGCGTTACTCTCTCGTCACTCTATATTCTTGGTCTCTTCTCTCGCTCTTCTTCTAAGTATATCTATCGAAATGTTTGCAAAAACAATTTCAAAGATAATTAATACACCCAGCACTAAAAACATCGATGTATAAAGTCTTTCTAGTGGATATCCTGAATACTCAACAACTTTGTATATCTCTATGCCAACAAATCTACACTGGAATAATAGTGCGATGGAAACTATAGCCCATAAAAACATTAAAATATTTTCTTTTGTTCTTTTTTTCATATTTTCCTCCCATAATGTGATAGAACAATAAAATATCGACTTTACCACGCACTTGCAGAAATATTCTGTCCATCGTATCCAGTAACCTTATTATCTGAAAAAGTTACTTCTATCCGGCGTTCTATTGTTCCCCCTCGTAAAGCCCCTTTGAATTCAGAATTTAACCAAACAAGGATTTCTTCACCATCTTTTACTTTTTGTCCATTAGGTTTCCCTAATAAATCCAAAACCTTTTCCTTCGGCATTCCAATTTCCAACTTTGAATATCCATCAATAAATTTGTTTGCTCTAAAAAAACCCATTTTATACCTCCCATAATGTGATAGAAAAATCATATCACACTATAGGAGCATTTTCAACTATAGTATTTACCCCATATCTTCTACAATATGGTATCTTCGATTGTAACTCTCTTTGCCCTTTTTCACCATCTTATAAAGTGTTTCATTATCTGCTTTCAGTGTGACCTCAACAGTAGGAGCATTCTTTTCACCAGTGCTGCTATTGGAATTAGCCATCATTGCTTCAAAAACCGCTTCGGTAATAGCCGGTTTCATCTCTTCCATAAATCCTTGTATTATAGCATCTGTACTTACCGTATTTCTTGGTGCGGTAATGCTCGCCATAGCAACTTTCTCCCTGGCAACAAATTTTCTGGCAGATACCGGCTCCATTGTAACCGGCTCTACCATATTGGATAAAGCACTTTTCACATCACCAACTTTGTTATTCAATCCAATTAAATATCCCTCAGTTGTATAATTACCAAGTGCTTTCATTACCTTTGATGGGCTATGTATATCCAATTTACTTCTTGTTGTTTCCACTATTGTATTGGCAATCTTTGAAGTAGTCTCTCCAAGAGATTTCAATCTAAGATTCATACCATTACTAATGCCATCAACAATATTTTTTCCTATATTTTCCATATCACTACTTGCTGGTGCAATATTATCTGTAATAGTTGTTCTAAAACTGGTTAAAGTATCAACAGTTGTTCCAGTATTGTTACTGATTCCAGCATTAAATGTTTCAACCGTATTTCTCGCACTGTTTGATGCATCATCCGTAACGCTACTATCTGTTAGAACATTTCCTGCATCTCCCATCCAATTATCAAGCGTCTCAAGTGATGCTCCTTTTGATTCTTCAACACCATTATTAAACTCGTCTACTGTTGCTGATGCAACATTTTTTGCAGTATCAGTTACGCTAGGTTTTGCACTTTCTAAAGCATTATTGACAATTTCTTCATAATTATCTTTCAATGAATAAGTAAGATCTGAAGTTGTAATTGCTTCCCAATCAAACAGATTGTTTAGTAAATCTTCTCCAACATCTTTGCTCCACCCAGCACCGCCCACTCCAAGCTCGTCCATTCGTGCTTCAATTGCATCAGATAATTCATCGATATTACCAACCTGTTTTTCAACAGCTTCTCTAATGAATTCATCTTCATCATTTCCCGCCAACCACTTTTCCCAAAAATTCATGTCTTCCCATTTAGATTTAGCATCTGTTATAACTCCACTGATTTTATCAATAAAGTCTGTCTGAAACAGATCTGTTACCTGGGTCATCTGCTCACGGGATTTATCCTTCATATTCTGAATTGCATTCGGCAAATCATCCAATGCTTTCTGAGCAACTTCTTTCTGTTCCGGTGTTGCATTTGGACTATTTAACAGTTCCGTCCAATATGCCGAAATGTCTTTCTGTGCTTCTTCCAAATTGGAATCATAATTGTCAACAGCAGTTTTCATATCATCCAGATAGCCATTAAGAACATCCATGTCTACTTCTTTACCATCTGGGAATAACTTATCGTAATCTATTCCTTTTACAATATTATTAATATCTACGGAATAATCACTCGCTGCCTTTGAGAATCCATCCAAATCAGAACTTAAAGAATACAGTTCAGAAGAAAGTTCTTTCCATTTATCAGAGCCTACTTCTACCTGATTCATTTCCTGTACAATTTCCTTTGCACGCTCTGTATTTGTGAATCCATAAGTTATCATTGCATCAATAGCAGCATCTGTATCCGCACCTATATTTTCTAAGGCATCATGTAATGCACCACCTTCACCATATGCTGCAATTACTGTCTGCTCCATTGTGGCAAATTTCTGCTCTGTCAATGTTGCCAGTTCTCCGAAAAGCTCTGCTAATTTCTCTTTTCCTTCTTCCACTGACAGTACACCATTATCCATTGCTGTTTCGATTCGTGTTATCTCAATCCAAGTATCTTGAATATTTTTCTGTACATTATCCATTTCGTTGGATTTTTCAGATAAAGTTGAGAATCCTTTACCGGCTTCTTCAATAGAATCTGTGAAATTACTTACAACTGTATCTATAGGTACTCCACCTGGATTGGAAAAAGCATCATAAATAGCTTCTCCGACCTTTTCATCTACAATTTCATCCATTGCATCTTTTATTCCGGCTATTGCACCAACCAGACCAGCTATAGCAGCAACTGCTATTCCTGCCGGACCAAATGCAACATACAATGCACTTCCTGCCAATCCTGCCGCTACAGTTACTTTTCCAATTGATGCAGCCATATTATCTGTCTGTAATACAATGTCACGGAAAGATTCCTTAAAAACTGTAATTTCTCCAAATACTGCTGCAACGCCGATTGCTCCTTTTTGCAGGGTTGTAAGGTTGTTTCTTACACCAGCAATTGAGGTTTTAAGACTTCCCCAGAAGTTACCACCAGTAGCACTGGTTTTAAGCCTTGAAAATCCGGCACTAACCTTAGTAAGCAAAGATGCAGTTTTTGGATATTCACTTTCCAATTTCATCATAGAAGAGCAGTTTCCCTTTAATGCGGAACCTGCCAAATCTACTGCCTTTGAAAATGAATTGAATTTCTTTGCAGCATTTGCAATTCCAGAAAATACATTTGTTCCAAACATATTCTTGGTTAATTTATTTAGGCTAACCAGTGATACAATGGTTGTCTCAATCGGTGCTGCACTAAATGTCGTTGCAAAAGTCTTAATTCCTGCATTTATTGCTTTCCAAAGTGCTTTACCAACCTTGGCTCCGATTTCAAGCAAATTCAAATTCTCAAGGAATTTTCCAATCTGCCGTCCAATCATTTCCCAGTTGGTTGTATCAATAGCTGCAATAATCGCATCCAGTATTCCATTTGCCCATACATTAATGGTACGTCCAAGTGAAGCGAAATCATATGTTCTGAAGAATTCGTTCAAACCGGTTCCAATAGATTTTCCCAAATCCTTGAAATCGAATGTATTTCCAAATGCCAATGCATTATAAATTGCACTATTTAAAGCACCGGCAATGCTTCTTCCTACAGTTCCGAATAAGGATGGCGAAATCAGGCCATTAAGGAATTTAGCAAAATTAGTACCAAAGTTCTTAGATGCACTATATACAGAATCCCAATTAATTTTATTGAGACCATCTCTAATGCTGCTGCCGATAAATCGACCTATCCCTTCAAAATTGCCATGTGAAAATGCATAATATATTTTATCTGCAATCTTCTGAGCTTTGTTTTCCATCCGGTCAAAGGCATCATCCCATGCTTTCTGGTACTCTTCAAGCGCCTTGGATATTTCTGCATCTAATAATGGATTTCCGCCACCAACGCCAGAACCGGAGCCACTATTTGAGCCGGATGTAGGGTCATTAAGCTGATTTAATTCATCGAAGCCAAGTACAGTGTTCTTAAGCTTTTTAGCCGCATCATTCGCACCATTTAAGGCATCCTCTGCATCATCCGCTCCACCGACTAAATCCTCAATGCCATTGCTGGCACCACCGATGGATGAGTTAATGCCACTCAGATTAATTCCAAGCAGACCACCAACCCATGCAAAAAGTCGCTGCATTGCCATTACAAGACCATTGATATATGGAAGAACCTTTTCAATAATCGGCAAAAACAGATTTCCGATTGTTCTTGCCAGATTGGAAAAGTTCTGCTTTAACATTCTCAACTGGTTAGCCGGTGATTCCATTGTGTTTGCCAAGTCACCATATGCAACTTTCGACTGGTCTAATATAGCCAGTAATCGTAACTGTGCCTTGGTTGCCTGATTCATTTCACTAATCGCACCGGTCAGACCGTATTTATAAGCATATTCCTGCAGAGTAGCATTTGTAATATCAATACCAAACGCACGAACTGCTCTGGACTGTCCTGCCAAAGCAGATGCGAATTTCTCAAATGCCTGTTCAAATGTAGTGTTTCTCAAGGATGCCCAGTCAGTACCAAGCATTGTAAGAGCAGTCGAAAAATTAAGCGCACTTTCTTCTGCTACACCAATAGATTCGGATACCTGTGCAAACATTGCCTGGTAATTCATTACAGTATCCGGATTCATTCCAAGATTCTTCTGTCCGGTATATGTAGCATTACCATCTGTATCAATATCAAATCCGGTCATCTTGGCTGTAAGCTGCTTTGCTCTTGAAGAGAATGACGATGCATAAGCTTCTGCAGAATCATATCCTGCCTGTTGCCAATTTGCTGCAGCATCATCACCAAGCTTACGCATGGCTACTTCAAAGTAGTTTACAGTTTCAAGGAAATCCATTGAAGAATTCACTGTATTCCAAAGGCCTTTAAATCCTCGAATAACCATAAAGAAATTAGCGTAGAATGCACCTGCAATCTGTGAAAAGCTCTTTAAACTTTTGCCAGCCTTTCCATCAGAGGAAAACAATCCGGATAATATAGAGGTTGATTTACTACCTTTATTACCCATCGTGCTTAATGTGGAACCTACCTTAGAACCCTGCGAAGCTAATTTAGCCAAAGCATTGGTCATTTCAATAATATTGTTACTTACAGCCGGTGCCTTTGACAGGGTTTCCATTAATTCTGAGAGATTCTTCGCCAATAATGGAAGGTTTGTAATTGCTCTACCGGCAGCCACACCGCCAAGCCTTGAAATAGCGGATGCCATTTCATTCATTCCGGACATATTGAATTTTAATTCACCAATCTGGTTCATCTGCCGAACAAAACTCTGCAACTGAGCAGATAATGTAGGCAGATTCTTTGTAGCCTGTGTAGATGCCTTGCCACCCAGCTTAGATAGTGTTGGTATAAGCTGTGCCAGTCCTGTTACATCAAATGTCATGGCTCCGATATTGTTCATTCCTGCAACAAAGCTCGCCAAATCATCTTTAATCTTGATAAGATTTCCGGTGCCGGTAGTGGCATTCTTTCCACCTAGTTTTGATAACACTGCAGCAATACTTGTAACTCCTGCGACATTAATATTCTGTGCTCCTGCCAAGCCATTAGACAGATTCTGTAATGCAGAGGTAACTCCATACATAGAATTCGTATCTACCTCTGAGAATTTGCTTAATGCTCTTGCCAGGGATGTAATTTCTGCTGATTTTCCACCTTTAAAGCCGGTTGCTGAATCAGATAATGTTCTGATTCCAGATGCAATATTAGTAAGTTTCTGAGAATCAAAGGAAAGACCATCTTTCAACTTTTCCATACTTGATGCCATCTTTTCAATAGCTGCAGTATGTCCGGAAATCTTAGAAATTCCACTTGCAAATGAATTAAGTCCTTTGCCACTTGCGCCGCCAAGTACAGAAGATACCTTTTCCAATTTGCTAATGAGCGCATCTAACTGCTGATTTGCTCCTTTTGCCTGTGCTTCAACTTCTATCTCTAAACGGTCAATATCCGCTGCTCCCATCTGCTCACCAACTTCCTATAACTATTAAAGGTTTGTGACTATCTCCCATTCGATAGCCAGATAAAAAGAACGGACGCTGTGACACGTCCGCTCCCTAATTTTCTTTTTCTTCAAATTTCTTATTCCAAGCAAGTGCCCACAATTTGAACTGTTCTGCTTCGCTTAATGGTTCTGCTTCTTCCTGTTCTTCTTTATCCATCAAGCTATATGGCTGTGACGGATATTTTGAACTCTTAGAAAATGCTGCACCTATCGCTCTAAGGCAATAGATTCCATTGTAATATGCAGACAAATCAATAATCTGTGCTTCCTGCTTTTTCTTTTCAGTAAAGGCTTCCTGATATGCATTCATGATTCTTGGATTCAACATAGGAAATGTCCTCATATCAATTCCATATCTGATTGCTGCCGGAAGCCATACATTATAAATTTCATTTGTGAAAAACTTTTCTGTAGATGCTAATTCAACTACTGTACTTCCGTCTCCGCAGTCGCAGATTTCTTCGTACTCTTCTTGTTCTCGTCCATACCGAGAACCTTTCTGAAAAAATCAGATTCGTTAATTGCATTTACAAATGCCTGGTAAATTTCATTCATGTTGCCGCCACCATAAATGTGCTGTTCTGCTAACCGGTTAGCTTCTTCTCTGTCACATTTAGCGCAAAGCATGATAAAAGCACTTGCTGGTGCAAAAATCTGATTTTTCTTAAACATTGCAAGGACATCATATCCTTCGCTTTCCAGCATTTCCATGTGACCGAATCCTAACTTTGGAACATCATATTTTTTGTTATTAATTGTTACTGTTGTTGCCATTTTCTTCTTCCTCCTTGTTTTCTGGCTCTTTCGGTTCTGTTACAACCTCTTCATTTTCTGCTGGCAGCTTAGAGACGGATTTCTCCGTCTCTTCTGTTGTTCATGCAGTTTTATCACCAATTGAAATCTTAGTGGATGGAGAAACATTGATTGTCATCTCACGAACGCCGTTTACTTCACCTTCATTAACATAAACAGCATGTTCTCCTTCCCAGGTTGCCACACCGTCTTTTCCATCTTTTCCCATTGAGAGACGATAATGCAGCGGAATTCCTGACTTTGCTAATACTGTTTTGTATGTTTCTAACAGATAATTAGCTTTGAATTCCATGGAATCCATAGACTGCACACCATTGATGAAGGTCTGCGATTCATCCTCAAGGTCAGTTGTTTCAAGCTGGTTTGGTGCTCCGCCTAATTTCGGATAGTTTTTGATTGGGCATAACTTTTCCCATGCTTTTCCATCCTCACTGATTTCAAGAATGGTATTAATTGTACTTACTGCTTTTTCTGCCATTTCTTCTTCCTTTCTACCGCATAACTTTGAGCGGTCAGCGAACACCTCTCGAGTGGGTGTCCGGTGCATAAAAATAAGAGTCATTGCTGACTCTTGGTTTCATTTTATCTAAACCCATCGAAATCGAGGGGTTCATTCAGTTTTTACTTCCTCTATTTCATCCCCATTTGCATAGATGCGCTGAAATCTTGCAACCCATCGGCTTACATTTGGATCTGCTGCATTCGCAACAGGTATCGGACCAGCTTTACACTGCCATCCGTACTTAAGCATAATTTCTTTTGCTTTACTGCAAATCGTATAACAAGTATTATCAGCAATGCTTCCAACTGCATATGCTGATATGGTAATCATTGGTGTCTGCGATCCTTCGTTTCCTTCCAAATCATAGTTGCCGCCAGATGTATCGCTTAAGGCTACATCACAATATGGGAAGTCAGTTTTCTTTGGTGTAACATATCGCCCGACCTTGCATTTTGGATATGCAGTTTTCATTTTCTTTTCAAAATGTGTATAAAATGTATTCCAATCAAATCCTGCCATTTAATCACCGCCCATCGTCAAACACCTCTCTTGCAATCTCCACAACCTTATCTCTCAGTTCCTTACCGGCATTGTACATTGGCATCTTCGGAGAAGTACCACTTGAATAGTGCCATTCACCTTGCAAATCCATGTACCACCAACCCGGTTCATTTCCATGCGTACCATATGTTCCGGTTCCTACTCCCGGAATATTCGCCGGATTCTGTGCTGGAAGTCCGGCTCCAAATTCTAGCATCAACGCCGGTGAGATTTCTTTACTCTGCACCCCATCTTGATTCTGCCATTTGCTCACAATCTTCTGTGAATCTTCCATGAAGAATATTGCCTTGCATCCGGCTTTCTCCGGTGTAATTTCAGAGGATAGACGAATATACTTGCCAAATCCACTGCTACCGATATGAGCCTGTGCAATCTGAATGCCTTCGTTGCAAAGACGCTCGCAAAGCTGTTGACACTTGGCATCAAAGCTGTTTTGATACTCTCGCAACTCTTTGATTGCCCGGTCGATTTCCGATACGGATAGACCGAATGAAATGGTCTTACTCATTCAGTAACCCCGCCCGTTTTGCCGATTCAGCGGCTTTTCTTATCCCATCCGAAATGTTCTTCAATGCTTCGGCTGCACCTGCATTTACGAAAGAGCCTGTTTGCAATGGTGGAATACTTGGAATCGGTGCATCAATAATCCCCAGCTCCAAATACACTTTAAAAATCTTCGGAGACTGGATAGCAAACCAATCGACCATTTCTTCATTGTTCGCCCACGGTCCATATGTGGAAATTGAGCTGGCATCTAGTCCGGATTCAAATAAAAAGGCGTGTAAAATTTCATGCCGTAAGGCTAACTTCTTCCACATCTCGTAATCTTGCAATTCGCAATCATCTTTTTTCTCGCAAATCCAAATTGTTCTTGTGGAATTGTCCGTGCATCCGTCACGACACTTACCGTTTAACAGTTCGCTTTCCTCTTCCTTGCAAGTGACAATCTTCCATTCAGTTCCAAGGATATTGATTTTTTTGTTTTCCATATCATCCATTTCCTTTCGGCAGTTTTTTCAGCAAATATTTCATGCTGTTCAATGATGGTTTCACGGCTAATACCGAATAATCGGCGCTGTCGCCATCAACCGAACCGTCCGCATGGTACTGTGGCTCACTGGTATGCCAAATCCGGCTTGTTTCTGTGATAGGTAAAGATTTGTCCGATAATACCAAAACTGCCTGATATGAGCCGATATCAAAGCCATATTCCTTAGCTTCTGCTTCACCGCCAGACATAGCAATGTTGGCATAAAAAATGACAGGCTCGTTATAGCCTGCCATAGTACCTATCGGTATCGGACTAAGTTCTCCGTCAACCTCGGTGTATTTTATTTTTCCATCCTCGTCCGTTTCATAGACTGGAACTTCATCACTGTACGTTGCGTAGTACAGTCGTTGCTTGTTCTTTTTTAATGAACGCATAGATTACACCCTTTCAAAAGCAATGGCTAACTCTTTTTCCTTTTTAAAGATTTCATCTAGCCGCAGTTCTTCCCTCTCGTATTCTTCTTTACTCTCTTTTACAACTTTATCCTTGAGATGAAATACTCTTGAGAAATAATTGTCAAGCCAAATATATTTCTCTTTCACAGATTCTATGTCTGACTTCAAACCGTTTGAAATTGTTAAAGAGATATTTTGGTAATGTTTTTCTTTTATTTTATCCCCTGTTGCTAAATATCCTCTTATTAAATATTCAAGATAATATATCCCATGCCTATCTTTTGCCACATATTCCATTATGTCGTGCGTAAAATAGGATTCAACATCTCCGAGCATCATCTCTAAGTCTTTTTTATCTTTTATAGCTGTATCAATATAATCGTCGTACGAAAAATCTACAGCCTCTCTTGCAAAACTCATTGCCCTATTGCTGATTACTATTCTTGGATATTTTGCTATATTACACTCTATTAAATATGCACCAACAATTCCTTTGCCAAACAAATAATTATTGTCATGAAAAACTGTTCCAACATCAATTCCACCTCTTAGCAATACTCCTTGTGTTAATAAAAAATATTGCAAATGAGAAATCAATTCTACAAATTCATGCAAAAACCACATGCATGTAGGAGCTGTAATCATTACGCTGTCAGAAAACATTGTAACTAACGGAATTCCATCCATTGGGTCTTTATCTGTTCCTCTACCAACATTACCATATCCGTAAAATTCTTTACAGAAACCTCTTATTTGTCGTAATGTCAGCAAAACTTTTCCCATATTATTCATTACCATATTTTTGAATCCAAGAATATCCAAAAATGCAATGTATGACCACTCCGTTTTGTTCAGCAATCTCTTTTGTTCAGCATCATTTATTGAATAATATTCAAAGTGTTTATTCTTTTCCATAGTATATTTTCCTTTCATCGCCATTATACGACAAAAGGGAAACTATCACAAGCAGATATTACAGATCCACACTTTCCATAACTGCCCTTGCTTCGAGAACTGCAATATAGTCGGTCATTGCTTTAATCTGCATATTGTAAGTACTTCTAGGGCATGTAGGCTCAAAATTGAGTTCTCCTGCATCCCATTTTTCAAGCATAGCTTTTAATTTCTGATAACGAATAACCACCTGCTGATATTCCGCTCTGAAACGCTCCTTGTAATCAGAACTATTCATCATTTCAACTGTATCTTTTAATTCCATAATCTCTTTCCCTCCAAACAAAAATGTGGCGCACCGCCCACCACCGCTTAACGTGCGCCGCCTGCAACCATATTGCCGGCATTGGCAAAATGGTCACGCTCAATCTTCTTTACCGCTTATCCCTGCGGTCGGGAGATAGAATGGATCACCAACCTTTCTTTTTAAATACAGTTCGCAAATCCTATCACTCCTTTATAAGCCATCAAGCAATCGCTAAAGGTTCTTGAAATTCCATTTTCTCCGTGCGAAAGTTGGTTTTCTGCACCGTTTTTGGATTCAATCTCAATTGCCGCCATTGCGATTTTGGCTTTGTTTTTCTCCAAGTCCGCAAGAATCTTATCTTCGTTCCATGAACCCGGATAATTTCTAAGCATTTCAAACGATTCGATGGCAAGACTTACGGTCAGACCGGAAACGCTGATTTCTGCATCGTATTCAGTTATCATCGACTTAATATCTCCTTTGAATTTCTCCATTGGAGTGAGCGTTACCGCATCATCCTTTGGCTTTTCTCCAATATCAGCCATCCTGCCACCTCATTTCATTTACAGACCAAGTTTTTCAATAATCTGTTCTTTCAACATCTTCCCTGTAGATTCCTCTGTTACTTCTAGCCCCAAAGATTTTGCCACTTCTTTAAGGTCAGCTGTACTCATTCGGGTAATCTCTGATTTCTTATACTGCTTTTGCTCTGCTTTAGTTTCACTCATGTCAACGTCACTCGAATTTGTTTCAATTGCCTGTGGCAGCTCTGGTTCTGGAATCCGAGTAGAAGAAGGAGCGGTTTTTTCAACCGCCCTCTTATATCCACATGATTCCCAAACCCTTGCCATATTTTCGTTGACAATCATCTGAATGCCATCTTTTTCATAGCAAATCATTTGCGACCACTCCTTTTACTCGTTGAGCGTTACTGCCTGTGTTGCGGTCTTGGTTACGCCGTTCTCTGTATAAGAAACAGTAACGTTACCAGCCTTGGTGATTGTATCTGGTGCATATGTAACAAACTTAGTTACATCCTGTGTTGTTACAGAATCGCCATATGTAGCGGTCACAACCATTCCGGCAGGGTCAAACTTTTCACCGGATGTGTACTGCGTCTTTGTCGGTGCCTTTGTGATTGCAATAGAGCTTAAAGCTGCTGTTGTATGAACGCCGATTGCATCGAGTTTTTCGTTTAAGCAGAAAGCATCATAACGAACACGTCCTTCTACTAACCAACCGGAAATACCAGGTGCATCTGTGTGGATTTTGTACTCTACAAGTTTAATCGGTCCTACACAAACGATTGGATTTGTAATAACAAAGTCTAAGTTTGCCGGGAAGTAAGATGCTGGAACTTTGATGATAGGTACTCCATCAACATCACCAACAACACCATTGATTGCAATCTGTGTTGCCATATCGCCTTTCTTCGTGAAGGCATCATCCAATTTGATATTCTTATAGTAAGATGAACGGCACAAACAAATACGTCCGCCTGTAGGAACCTTATTATCATCAAGTTTTTCCTGCACAGATAAGAAATTCTCATATGCATTAGTCTTTGTGGTAGCTCCGGTTACGATATTTGCTGCCTTTGCAGATGCACAAATCTTATGGATACGGTAAATATCGACCTCTGGGATAACAACCTCATTGATCTGACGTGCAAGTGCTTTTCCTGCTTCCATAGTCATCTGCGTATCATCATAGGACTTACGATCAATAGTGAAGGTAAATGATCTATCCTGCTTAAGGGTCATTTCCTGTGTGTTATTTCCAAGCTCATCCGGATTACCGTAACGGTTAGAACCGGATGCCTTATAATCATTCATTCCAACAGTAGGAACCGAATATACTTTTACGGTCTCCACGCCGATGAAATCATAATTATTGTTTACTACTGCACCAGTCAGAGAGCCAAGTGCAAATCTCTCATCAACCTGTGGGCTATACTTTTCTGCATAATTTACTGCCATATTTTTACCTCTACTTTCTTAAAATAATTTTATGAATTGAATCCCTGTAAGAATGGGTCTTCTTTTCCATTACTTACCCCGGTTTTAACCTCCGGGCGGTTTTTGTACCACTCATTTTCCTTTGCTTTCAGAATGGCTTCCTGTGCCTGTGACTGAACAAAGAAAAGTGTATCTGTATCGCCATCAAACTGTGCTTCTGCAGCTTTTTGGGCTAATTCCTGTGAGTAACCAAGAGTTAAGAAATTCTTTTCGAATTTTGAAACGGCACTCTCTCTGCGAAGCCGATTAAGTTCTGCATCCTTTTCTGCTTCCTTATCAGCTTTTTCCTGTGCCAGCTTTTCAGCATCACTCAACGTTGCGTTATACTTCTTTTTCCAACTGGAAGCGTCTTTCGCCGCATCTTCCTGCGCCTTCTTGAGTTTTGCGTTTTCAACACGCATCTGCTGCAACTGCTCTTCAAGACTTGGCTGCGGATCTCCATTTTTCGGTTCATCTTTCGGCCCGTCCTTTGGCGGCTCTGCTGCTGGCGTTTTTGGCTCATCCTTTGGTGGCTCTGCTACCGGTTCTGCAAAAAACTGCAAATTCGTTTTTAAAAGTTCTTTCTTCTTCATCTTGTTACCTCAACTTTCTTTATTGTTTGCGATTAATTACCCTCGTTTCCCTACGAGCAAATTGCGTTTTTACGTTTTCCCTAACGATTGCGAAATTTATAATGCGCTTTCCCTAGCGCATATAACAACGCCCACATTTCTGTGAGCGTTTAATTTCAATATTGTATTTAACTTTAATTTTTCAGAGGACTGTTATCCGTTTGATCTGAAGAATCCTGCATAATCCGTTTTATATCTGGATTTATTTCATCTTTTTGCTTTTCAGTCTCCGGTTTCTGCTGATTCTGATTGAGCGTTGACTGTCCAGCTTTCTTACTTTCAAGCAACATTTTCTGATATTCAAGCATCTTTGGTACAGAATCTTCAATAGCTTCGGCAAGGTTCGGGAAGAAATCTATTGATTCCATTGCAATTCTTGGGTGTACCATGTTCTGAACCATTGTTGCAAGTGAATTGACTTTTGTTGCCATATCGAACGTTTTTTGTCGGATAGGTCGAATTTCAATATCACTATTCTTTAATTTCAGAAGTGGACTCTCTGGGTCTGTACTTGGAGATTTCTTAATTGCAATCAATGCAAGGCGGTTTCTCTCTTTAAAACCTCTCTTAATGATTGCCGCCTGCTTGCAAGCCACAGCTTCGGTTGCTGTCCATCCGGAAGACAGGCTCGTTGCTCCGGTCGTAGAACCGCCGCTCTGCTCTGTTTGCTTTGGAGTGAACGTTCTTTCCAAAATACCGTCATGCTTTGCCTGGATATTGGCAAGAACACCGGTATAGTCATAATCAAGGACAAGTCCCTTTATATTCGGCTGTTTTCCTGCTCCATTTGTCTTTGTTAAAATCCACTGCCCTGCCTGCGGTCCTTTTACTTTTCCGTTATCATCCTTATCCAATTCAATGTCATTGCCCCACCAGTTTGCCTGTGTTGTCTGCGATACATCATTACAAAGGTCTGATTCAAGAATATTTAAAGCATTCAGTTCATCAAGCTGACGTTCGAATACACCTGTCCGGTCCGTAGAACGTTCAAACTCAACAATATTTACTCTGCCGAATGGATTTACCTGTACACCGTCTTTGCTCCCTGCTATTTTCTTTCCCTCGCGTGTTTTTGTTCCTTGAACAAATTTAACCATGTCACGAATTTCATATATCGCATCATCCGTGACACAAGTGAAAATCTTAGACCCATCCTCATCCTCTGAATACGACACACCCATTACAGGCCGCTCATAGGCATCAGATGAATAAACAACAAATGAATACAATGGATTCAGTGTTACAAGGTCAAATACCGCATCCTCATCATCTGAGTTACGCTTAATATCAATAAGCTGGCAACACACACCGCACACTTCCAAGTAATAAGCAAGCAACTGATCTTTACTTTCCATGTCCTCGGCATCGTACATTTCATTCAAAAGCGTAATTGCAGAATCGTTATCTGTCGGGTTGCTACCCTTTGGATGTTTATCTGACTTCTGTACGAATGCCATGTGATTGCCCCAGAAGTAGCCAAGCCAAAATTCTGTAATCTGATGTGCAAGGTTGGATATTGACTTAATATCAATGTCTGTCCGAACCTTCTTCTCACGTCTAAGTGGCTGATTGCCTTTTTCAAAATCAATAAGATTACGAATCTGTGTGCGATTCTGCTCATGTTTTGTCATGGTAGTAGTAAGAACCTGGATAACATTGTCCTTTGTGATTTCTTTTACATCCGTATAGATTTTAATTCTTCCACGATATTCAATGTTACGTTCTTTCTCACTCACAGTCTCACCACCTAACTAAAAAGCCACCGCCGGATTTCTCCAACAGTGGCTTACTTTTCATTTTTCGATGATATAATAATATCATGAAAGTATGTCCTTTTTTTCCGCATTTCACATTGCTTTGTTTTGGTCGAGCAGAAAAAAGAAATATCTGCGCATCTCATAAAATGCCGATTTTCCAAGGGGCATACCCTCACAGGCAATCAGATATGTAACTGGAACTTCATAGCATACAGACTTGATAATGTATTGGCTTAAATCTTCTCCTGCCTGTTTTGCTGTTTCTTCAATCAGTTTGCATTTTTTCTCCAATACAATTCGCTTAATTGCCAAATTTCCGGTAGCATCTGAATTGTTATGTGTAATTGGCATATCTGTTATTTCAAGGCTCTTAACCGTATCTTTATTATATTTCAATTGATTTTTCCATTCCGGATATTGCTCGCAGAATCCGCAAAGCTCTTTGTATCGCTTGCCTGAGATTCCATATTTTTCAAGATTCAACTGTCTTTTATTCACTCTATCACTCCTCTATCCCATAGGGCTATCAATAACTGTTGTTTTTACGCCACCTAAGTTTTCAATGCTCATTGCCAACTGTGTCAATCCATCGGCCGCATCATCATGTTCATTGCTTCCAATTTGTACAAACATGAGAAGTTCATCCATTGCATCGCTATACTCTTTGGATTGCTTTTCATCTTCCAAAAATACAAAATGTTGAATTATGTACCCAGAATACGCAATGATTTTTGAAAGTTTCTCCATGTTGCCAGGCGCTTTCTTATCCGTACAACTGCATTTGTAACCATACTCTTCCAATTTTTCATCAACATACTTACGGTACATATCACCGCCATTATTTGCTTCAAAACAAATCTGCCGGATTTCTTCTCCCATAAGTTTTCCTATAACTAACGGAAGTGTGACCTCTTTCTTTCCCTTATTAAAAATCCAATCAGTAATATATACATCTCCATTCGGGTATTCATATCCTATCGGCATTGAAAGGCTATCACCACCACCCCATGCCACGTCGCACGCTGATATAACACGGTGATCTCCTTCCGGTAAAATTCCGTTATAATGTCGCAGATCATCTTCTGGATAAAGCAATCCCTCTCGAACATACGGTTTCTGCTGATACTTTGCTTCCCACTCATTTTTATCAAGTCGCTTTTTAAGCCTTTGATAATATCTGGTTGAAAATCCTTTTACCGGATAATCAAAATTGGATTCGTCTTTTTCATTAAGTGCTGGAATTTTTCTAAAACGATACAGTGGATCATTTTTGTTTTCCGCTTCTACTCTTCCCAAAGGATCAAGCACATTCCATCTGGTACCAACCATCAATTCCTTAGATCCATCGTTTTTACGGTCAACAAGAATGTTTAGGTAATCTTGGTAACGGTTTTCCAATCGTCTAGGGCTTAATGATTCCTTTCGATCACGAACAAGGTCGTCCACATACAAATAGCCATCTTCGGAAATATCAACTTCTCCGGTCCATGTACCGTCAATACCTCGACAAGTCAGTGTTGCGAATCTATCGGGCGTATTATAATTAACCTCGTTCTTATCTGAATGTTGGGATTCCTTTTGAACATCTGGGAAAATTTCTGAAAATGTGTATTCGCTTGATGTTGTTAAATTAAGTATTTCTGTATAGAATCCATCTGCAAGTAAACCGGAATGTCCGGCCATAGCATTATGGCTATCCGGTCTCTTGCCGATTATCCAAGCATAAAAGAAAATACAGATAGTCGACTTGCCAACTCGCGGTGGCATAGACAATCCGTAAAATTCTATCTTTCCATCTTCCAAATCCTGCAGATCGTCAACAACAACCTTTAATGCTTTCTTCCTGTTCTCATAGAATTTCTTCCTTTGAGGTCTGTTCTTCTCCATATAGAAAAGGAATGATTCAAAATGATATGGTGCCTCTACTTTTACAGTTCGCCAGTACAGTTCATCCATCTGTAAAATCTCAATACTGTTTTGAATCGCCCATCTACAACATTCCTTGATGTACGAAGTGACTTTCAACGCCCATTCCGTGTCGTTTTCCTTTTCAAATGCCACTTTCGCCACATCCAAAAGGTCAAACAATGATCGCGATTCAATTCCATGCTGTTTTATGTAATTTTTTATACTGTCAGCGGTTCCCCGCGTCTGTTCTGAAACCAAAAAAGAGAGCCTCCTTTCCTTACATTTTGGAAATTTGGCTCTCTGCGTAGGCACTCTACGGCTGGTGCTCTGAAATACTTAGTTTACTTCCAATCAAAATATACCGTTTCCTTGCATACAGGGCATTTGATATTGTAATTGCCAAGACAGTCATGAATTACTGCCATTGAATCCGTTATATTGCATTCACTTTTTTCGAACTCAAATACCGAACCGCATTTATCACAAATCAATCTTTTAGTCGGTGTAATTGGCTCATGCCGCTCTATAATCTTCATATGCTCATTTCACCCCAATTCTATTGATTTTCCCACATTTCGGGCATTTGATTTCAGCCTGCCCATTGAATTTACCTAACAGGCGGTTACACTTGCTACAACGATGTTCTACAAGCTGATTCTGCATCTTCCATTCGTCAATAATCTGCAGGATGAACCGCTTGCCGCTACGCATTGAGCTGCATACAACAATTCCATTTCCATTCTTTTCGCACTTTTCATATTCTCTAAGCAACTGTTTCTGAGATTCGGATAATGGAAATGGTGCGACTTTCTCTGCAAACTCCACAAGAGATATTTCATTCTCCTGTCTGATTAATTCATTCATTCTTCCACCAACTTTCTGCCGCACATCGGGCAAAATGCAATATTAAAATATCCCATTGCCACTACAGACTGACTAATTAAAATACTTGGTACTTTATCCTCCCAGTCTTTAAAAACATTTGCTCTTGTCAAATTTGTCTCATTGGAACACTTTTTGATAGGAATATCAGCACCAAATATTTTATTATTTTCGTAATCTTTGCAAAAGTCACACATATTTATACCTCAATCAAAGTAAACTTACGAAGCGTTTTTGAATTTCCACGATGTAAAATACCATCTATATCACGATATGGCTCTTCCAACAATTGATGATGCTCTACATTTCCGAGGTAAACTTTGCATGTTCTTCCCCCAATTGTAAGTTCTCCAAACATTTCACCTATTTCAGCCTTGAAGCCACTTACATCATATGGAGTTTTACAATAAGGGCACGCTTCCTTATCTCTTTCGATTGGCGCACCACAATTTACACAATTCAAAATCATGTTTATACCTCATATTTTGCATAAAAAAATACCAACCATCGAATATTGACGGTTGGTATCTGTATCTTCAATCTTTTTGAATTCCAGTTCCATTGCAGTGTTCACATTTGACTAAATCAAACCCTGTTTTTTCCAATGCTCTTTCTCTACATTCTCCCATACTTAACGTTCCAGGGGAATCATAATAATCAAAAAGCTGATCAAATTTTTCTTTGTCACGTGGTTTTTTGAATTTTCCGGTTCCATCACACCAAAAACATTTTGACATATAAAGTACCTCTCTTTTGTATAATTTTTATAAATTATACCACTTCAACCGTCAACATTCAATTTTCAATGTTCAAAATAGTTGCACGGAGAATCGAACTCCGTCAGACCAAACCATGCCAATGCATTTCAAAGCTGCAACCTCTACTTTGCAAAGGGTTTTCTGTTTCCAATAATGCAACTACTATCCATACGTCTCCCATCGACCGGAACTATTGCAGTAGTGCCCGACTAAGTGGAGATAAGGATAAACGCAGTGTGTAGGGCTCGAACCTACAAGGCGAATAAACGCCCGGCGGCTTAGCAAGCCGTTCCAATACCATTATGGGAACACTGCCGAATTTTCTTGTATCGTCAAGAACATTAGGGAAGAAACGGCGGATGCCTTTTTTGCTGGAGTTATGTCCGCAGGTGGATTTGAACCACCATTCTGCAACCTTGCTTACTCCGATTATTTCAAGCGGAAAGTGCCGGAATCGAACCGACCTCACGGATTATTGGTGCACCTCACCGTAATTGCAGCCTTGCGATATATCTTTCCATGTGCGTTTCCATATTCGACCAGCGAAGTCAAGTATGGTGATTTTTATCTTCGCAGGGCATCCGCCAGTTACCTGCTAGTTGGTAGCTATCCAACCACATCGGAACGGAAGGATTCGAACCTTCGCTTGCAAGTGCGCTCCCAACAGTCATAAAAAGGAATTGAACCTCGATAACCCGCCGCTCTCCCAATTAAGCTACGTTCCGAAACCGCCATCAGACGGTTAGCAATAATGTTTTTCGTGCCATGCATCGCACTATCCGGTTTGAAGCCTTTCACCGGCAACTCTTTTCATAGCTCAGGCACCGTGGGATAGGCACCCGAACTATCAAGTTTGACTGCTATATGGATTGCTCGTCAGCAAATTACGGAGTGACCATCACTCATCACCATATAGGCTTACGTCTAATACCGCTTTCTGCGGCAATAACCACCGGACGGTCTCGCACCGTCCTTAACAGAATCGTCCTAGTGGCTGAAAGGTATCTCTATGCCAAACAATGGTATATAACCACGCCGCCAGATAGAAAACAATCAAAAACTATCCGGCAATCAAAGTAAAAGGATTCGAACCTTTGAGTTTCTTTGCTACTGCTTATAACTCCAGTTCCATTTTCTGTATGATTGAAAATTAACTGTACTTCGCACTTTTATTTCCAAATTAGCAACATGTTTAATACCAATAGCACAATTATTAAACTAACTCCATGTTTTGCTTCTGTACCTTCTACCTTAGATGAAGCCAACAACGAAATCAGGAATAAATCTAAGAGACTTACTATAATTTTTAAAATCATTCTCACAATCATCTTTATTTCTCCGGCATAAAAAATATTTTTGTACTGGTGCTTTCTTGATTCATCTGTATAAAAACTTCTTCTGCCTGTTTGCTGTCACGATAGCTACCTATCGATTCTCTGACATCATTCATATATGCAAATATGTAACGTCCATTTCTGCAGAATACAGTTCTGTCGAAATCAAAAGAAGAATCTTTACTCTGTGAAACAATTCTCACCTTTTAATCACTCTCCATTTTTCATTAGTCTTCAAAACTATGTTCTCTTTTAAATTCTTCCATCTCTTTTACACTCATACCAATTATTCCCGCTGATTCGTCAGAACCGGTATGCTGAAAGAAATCTTCTTCCTGTGGAAACATGAACCGGAACATTGCATAATTTGCAACATCGCACAGATATTCAAGATTCCCAGTTTCTTCGAATTTGGCAAGGCATTTTTTCAAACTTCCAATCGCATCAACGTTTCCGGTTGCAAAATTCAAATGTGCAGGTCCGTATTTATAATAGCTCTGCTCAATTAATCCTTTACGTTTTTCATCAAATGCCTTGGAATACTCTGTTTTCATGATTACTTCATTCATCTTTGCTCTCCCATTCCTCACAACTATGTTTATACTCTACAAAGCAGCCATCATACTCACTTTCTATGTTTGAACATTCATAACCATCTGTTTTATCATAATTTGCATACTTGCAAGTACCACAGCACTGTTTGCAACTTGCCATTACACATCGCCTTCCTCTCTATATGCTCCTTTAAAGTCTTTTTTATTTTTAAATTTTTTTGAAAACCGTTATCGAGTGTAACTTTTGAATTTTTATCTGATGTGAAAAGATTTTTGATGTCAATCTGTAATTTTTACTTCATACATCATCATTGCATTGAACAATCTATCTGGTATTTTGTCTTTGTAGGCTTCTGCAATAGCCTTGATATGATTTTCCTTTTCTTTTTTGTAGCATTCAAATGCCGTTAATACATCCCTATGCTCCTTCTGATGATTCTTTCCGTTAATACTACAACATGAAATAAAGCATTTCTTTTTCTTGTTATAATAAACTCCTATCGGTAAATTCCCACGTTTTAGTTTATTTGAAACAAATAATTGATTTATTAATTTCGGAACAAAAATACAATTTTCAGGACAATAGACCCTGTTTCCATGATGAATTATATCTTTATCAAGACTCATATCTTCAGCAGGTATCTCATAATAATTTCTATCGTACCATTTTCTAAAAACTGAAAAATCAAGCCACTCTTCGCAAACTACAATTCCCTGTTCTCTATAGTTTTCGTATTTTTTCTCTGATGAATAGCACCTCTTAAGCATATTTCTCCATGTCAAAAAACTCTTATCATCAGTATTGCTATATCTATTTATCTTTTCAGAGCAATATCCAATTCCATATACCATACAAATACCCTCTTTTTGTTATTTCCTAATTTAAGCTACTCAGTTGCACCCCGGTAGTGTTTTTCATATAACCCCCCCTGGGTTACCAAGAATGCGAACAATTTAAAAACATTTCAAACAATTCTTTCTTGATTTCTTTATCTATTCGCAAAACATCAGTTAAACGAAAAGTTATCCGGTTCTTAAATCCACGCAAGCCTTGATTTTACTGGATTTCTAAATTGTATAGAATTGTGTGTCTGATTTACAATTAAAAATCTGCTTTCGGTGGTGCTAATTGTGTGTCATTTGCAGACAATTCAGCCGGCTTGTATCTCTGCTGGATCTGCTCTATTGATTGCTGCTTTTCAGTTATCCCACCTCTTGGTTGCCCCATGTTCCAGCCGTAATGCCTGTTTAATGCTCCAAGTAATCCGACAGGATTTCGCTTGCCAGATATGAGCATATTCGAAAGTGATTCTTCTCTTTCAGTGGAAAGCTTTTTGTATATCTCTGAAGCTGATGAACCGAGTCTTGTAGTTTCATTACCCCATTGATATATAGTATCTTGTACTATTCCAGTTAATTTACAGAATCCTAATATACTCACTTCTTTATCGTATTCATAACATAATTCTATATATATATCACATATAGTATTTATAATATTAATGTCATATGTATTACTTACTCTGTTTTCACTCTTTAATATTTCCGGGTGAAGTTTAAATAAGTTTTTATTAATATATAACAAAGCTGCGTTCCATCTGCTCTGTGGCTCTTTGTGCATATCCTCGATATTGTGTTCTTCGATATACTGGTCAAGAAATAAATATATACCGTTCTCATATACTTCTGTTCCGTTTTCTGTAATAACTGTATTTACATCAGGCATAATATATATCTCTCCTCTCTCCAATACAGGGATACTTAAAATAAAAAATGCAACTGGTACAATTCAATTTTTCAAACTGTACCGGCTGCATGAATTCCGTTTATTTCGGGTCCTCGACAATTTAACCTTGCCCGTTGCCCGAATGCCTATTTGATTTAGTAAAACAATATCATTATATCATTTTATTGTCAATACACTATTTTTAAATTTATCTAAGACCTATATAT